ATTAACATCGCCCTTTGAACCCTCTAACACTTCTGTATCAATCGTTGCTAGTGAGTAATCTTTTATTCTGGTTAGCAAGAAGCTGATACTTTCTGAGTTAGTTAGCCCTGCTCTTGTCTGCGCTCTTGAAAAATCCGCACTTCTACCCTGTGGATTTGCGTAAATCACAGGAATAGGCAAATACTTACCACCAAAGTTTTCGTACTTTGGAAGTAAAGCGTGTAAAGGATTATCCTTATACACCATCATTTCAACTCTTTGTGCTGTATAATGTTCTTTTAACATCGCAGCATAATTGGTTGTGTTTAAACCCATTTTAATGTCCCCCTTTTTTTATTTGAGCGAACTATACTTCGCCACAATTCTTTTGATACTCTCTTCCGTTGGTAAGATACGACCATCGTCGCCTTGTGGGGTTGGTTGAGCGGTTTTATTAGTTAAAGTTTTGGTAAATGTCAAAGGCTCGTCATCGTCATCATCATTGGTAGTTTGGTTAGCGGTAGGATTTTCAAAGTATGCTTTTAGAACATCATACTCTTTCTTTTTTTCAGTTACAAAATGATTTTCCACCATTTCACTTGCTTTGTCAATAGGTAATATCTCTTGTGTCTTTGCAAAATGCTCTTCAATGATGTTATAGACCACATCTTCTTTACCTAAGGCTTTGGTAAGCCTGCAAGCTGTATCTTTGTTTTCTTCTATAAACTTCTTTATGTCTGTCTTGAAATTATGTATTGCAATCTGTGCTTCCTTGTCTTGTATAGCTTTCTCTCTAGCCTCTAGCTTCTTCTCAAGCTCTACAAACTTCTTTTCAATCCCTGTTAGCTTGTCATCAACTGTTGGCTCTCCGTCTGTTAGTAAAGACTTTAAGTAATCATCGCTGTCTATGCCTAGTGTCTTTAACAAAGCCTTTGGGTCTTTCTTTGCAAGCTCAGGTGCGTCTTTAAACTTCTTAATCAACTCTTCCTGTGCTTTTAGCTCAGCCTCTTTTTTGGCAATCTCTGCTTCTTTCTTAGCCAACTCTGCCTCTCGCTTTGTGACCTTGCCAACTACTTTAGAAATCTTGTCATCAGCTTTTGGCTCTACTTTTACATCATTAGTCTGTGCGTCTGGTGCTGGATTAACCTTTGGTTGTGCGGTTAAATCTTCAATCGTAACATTGTTTACTGGATCCATTTGTTTATTGTCCTCCTATTGGTAATATATCGGACACAGGATTTGCCATTGGTGTAGCCATAGGGTCTACTGGCATTTGTCCTGCTCCCATTGGTATCTGTGGTTGTGGTTCTGGCATAGCCATTTTCATCATGTCTTTGCAGTCTTGTATAAAGCGTCTTAGTAGGTCTAGTCTCTCTTCCTCTAGTCCATTAGTCCTATATTTAAGATATGCGTTTTGTGCCATGTTCTTAGCAAGCTCTAAGTTCATCTCTGGCTCTGGGGTCTCGTATATACCCTCTTCTGTCATTACCTCTATCATCTTCTTAGTTATGTCCACGCTTGCGTTTTGTAGTGAGTTAAATGCTTCTAGGTCTGGGAAGTCTAGTAACGACATTGCCATATCTCTATCTATAAACCCTGCTTGCACAAGTTCTGTTACACTTGATAGCTTACCAGCAGGGGTGCTAGGCAATGCAGACGTTGGAAATACTTTCATTACATAATTACTCTCGTCTAGGTCAATTTCACTCCACTTTATCTGCTTAATAAACTTGCCGTTAACGGATTTAACACTCTGTTTATGTTTTTTGTTCAAATCTCTTGTCATATCTATGCAAATCTTGGCAATGTTCATGTAAAAATCTTCGTAAGCCTGTCCTACTATCTGAAATCTGTCGCTCTCTATGTCTTGGAACTCTCTTAAAGCCTTTCCACTATCCAATCCCTCTGGTTTTGCACTATTCGCAGACAACATACTTACACCGCTTATCTCGTAAGCCTTGCGGTATAGGTTCTCTATGTGTGCGTAAACCTCTGCACTAATAGCAGTAGGCGTTACAAACTCAGGCTTTGTGCCTCTGTACTTCAATATCCCTGCAATCTCGTTGTTTATGTGCTGTAAGTTAGTAATCGTGCCATCTTCAACCATAACTCTTGGGTTAGACACCAAGTGTATTGCTGTCTGAACTAGCCTTAATAGCTTGTTTAGCTCTAACTGTATGCCAAGTAGCTCTTCTGCAAGTCCTTGACCCCAGAAGCCTATCAATCTATCTGTCCATCTAATAAAAACAAACGGGAAGTAGTCCTTTTCATAAGGCTCACTTAGCAATGTTGCGTTCTCTATCACTATACAATGACTGCCGTCACCTGCGTCCTCACCACTTGGCAAATGCCAACTCTCGTTTACTTCCACAAGATCCGCTATCTGATAAAACACCATGTCTGCATTATCAGCACTTTGGCAACTAATTATCTCGTGTGCTTTATCTGGGAACATATCTATTAACACATCTCTACTTACATACTTAGTCTGGTGCAATTGTCTAGGACAGCCATACATACCCTCTGCGTCGTCAACTTTTATCTCGCTAGGTAACACCCTCTCGCACTCTATCTTATTGCCACAAGGGTATAGTTTCATAATACCTGTGCCAAATACTTCTCCATCTCTAAACACAGACTTACCTTTAGTGTAAACGTCCATGCCGTAAAACAATCCCTCTAAGTACTGTGTAAGTAGTTTAGCCTTACGCTGTAACGACCAGTCTCCGTCCTCTGTTAAGAACACAGGTCTTGGCTTATGCTTTGCAATCTTACTCTGTACAGTATCAACACAAGATTTAACCACGTTGAAAGTTACTCTATTATTCATTGTTGGATATTCGCTAATCTTAGCGTGTGTGTTTGGATTAAATCCAAGCAACTCTAAGTTATGATAAAGTCTTGCGTGTTTAAGAAATGCTGTTTGTCTATATACTTGACTATCGTCTATGTGGCTAATTACAGCGTTGATACTCTCAAATTGATTTTCTGCTTTCTCTAACCACCATTTATTCTTTATGCCATTGAAATTAACTTTATTATGGTACTCAACTATAACATTATTTTCTGCCATTTAAATCTCCTAACGGATTAAAAAGCTGGTCGTCCTCGTCCAGCTCTTCAAAGGATTTAATTTTATTAGTTGTTTGTTTAGTTGGTTGTATTTCGTGCAAGTCTTTAACGACTTCTATGTCGCCAAACTTTACTCTTGACAACTTATTAGTCGTCATTAGCTCTATAATCTCTTTTAATATGTCGGTGTTCATAATTACCTCAAGAACTGAGATAATTGGTTACTTAGTAAATTAGTCCGATTGGTAATGATATTATAACATTTTAGTATTCTAAGTCTAGTCTTTTTTTTGCTTCTATCATTTCTGCTTCCTTATCCCACCAGTCATCAACTATATCAACATCTGGCTTTTTAACCTTTGGAATAATAGGCTGACTAAGATAGTGGAACGAGTACCGAAACATATACAGTGCCGAGTCTGCACAATGATTAGCACATAACTTATGTTCCTTTCCGTCGTCGTCTTTAATCAACTTACTCCACTCATCTACAAGTGATTGCGTGGTAGTTCTGCATACTTTAATCTTACCATTGGCAAGATCGTTGTTCATAATTTCTATGAAGTTCATTTTGTCTTTCTTGTCTGCTGGAATAAGAGGGATGCCTGTTCTATGCTTCATCTCCTCTACGCTTTGTTTATCTGCATTATCAATTACAAACTTACTTATAGAGTATTTAACTCTTAACTCTTGGATATATGCCTCAACATCAGACAACAACATCTTAGGTCGTTTGTAGCTGTGCAGAATATACAAGTGTTTGTCTGTGGTAGAGTATGCACCAACTGTAAACGCAGAGTCATCTTCCCAACCTAAGTCTATGCCAAGTATGTATATGTAATCATTATCAGGCAAAGTATCATAATAGTTCTTGTCCGGGTTAAACTTATACACCAGCTTTTCAAGGTTGATACACCACTCGCCCTTATACATCTGCTTAAACCAAGCTGTATGTATAACATCTGGGTTATTGGCTATCAAAGTATCTATCTCTATTTGAAACTCTTGTGCTATATGTGGATTATCCAATGCGGACCACTTATGGCTTACATAACCTTTCTCTATACCATTGGTTACATCATAGAATAGCCCTGTTACCAAATCCGTTGGAGTTCCAAGCAAGCATAGCGTTCCCTGATAGTCTATAAGTGTCGGATTAATAATACGCTGAACTATATCTCTTAGGTCATAAGATATACTACCTGCCTCGTCCACTATTACCAGCTTAAACTTCTGTCCTAGTATCTTCTCTGCCTCATCTGGAGAGCTATCTATACCAAACAAATATATAACAGAGCCATTAGGCAATGTTACAGTTAGCAAACTCTCGTTAAACGTAGCATTAAGTCCATGCTTTCTGTTTATAACCTTAAGCACGTCTTTAAACATAATGTTTTTGGCAGTTAGTCTTGTTAGTGTAACATATAGAACTGATACATTGGGCTGGCTTAATGCTTCCAAAAACAAATAAGCACCTGCACCGTAAGACTTACCACTTCGCCTTGTGCATAATGATGACTTATATCTACTCGGATCTAAAACAAAGTCTTTCTGCTTTTCAAACAGGCTATCAACTAGCGTCTGCTTTCTTTTCTGCCTTTGTAGAGCTTCTACTATTACTGCTTTGGCTGTTTGTTTGTCCACTTTCAACTCCATAGCCATCTATTACTTTTAACAACTCTTTAGGTATAGACTCACCCTTAAAGCAGTTGAAATACTTAATATTGCCTATAAAGCAATGTCCTATGTCTCCATTAAACATATTCTTGATAAAGCAAACATCGTCCATTATGCAGACATCTATGACCTTAGTTCCATCTTGGTTGTATATGTCAAAGTGAGAACGCTCCGCACTACCTACTTTAACTGCGTCTCTAAACGTAATGTTATACAGTTTTATCGTTCTCATCTGTTTTCTCCTTTACAAGTTCGGGCTTTGCTTGCTTCTTTAGTCTTGCCATCTCTTTATCAAACTCTATCTTAACTTGCTTTGCCTGACCCATAAGGCTTGCTTTCTGGTTATCAAGGATATCTATCAATACCTCTAAGTCTCCAATCCTTTGGACAGTCATTGCATAATCCCTTTGCAGAGTTTCCATCTTTGTCGGTTTCTTTGCCTCTTTGTTTTCTGGTGCTTGGTTTTCCATTACTTCCCCCCTTTGATTAGTGATATAGCTTCTGGCAATAATGCCATAAGTTCCTCATCTGATATGTTTGTAACATTTAGGTTAGCTTGTAGTTTATCTGTAAAGTCTGCTTCACTTCTACCAAGTAACTCACTTGCCTTAAGTCTTGCTTCAATTTTAATATTCTCATCTTCAAGTGTTTCAGACCAGAACTTTTGTCTACGTTCTCTGTTAGCAATTAAAGGTTTTATTTGCTTGTTCTGTCTTTTCTCAATAAAACCACGAACTTCAACTTTTTTCAACAAACGCTGTCCAATAGAATAAGCAGTTTTTTTTGAGTATCCAGCGTTAATTGCTGTTTCTGTTGCGTTGCCATTATATAACTTTGCAAATAATAGTTGTTTGTAGTTTAGTTTATTAGCCATATACATATTTTACCATATATATTTATTAAAACAAGTATTTATTTTGGGTTCATATAATCTTCATCTTTTTTACTTGCAAATAGTTTAACAAGTATCATAGCAATAAAGCCAAAAATAAGTAGCCCTGCCATGTAGACTAGATACAGTATAATAGGTAATGCGATGATGAATAGTAGTATTGTAATCATTGTTTGTTTCCCCCTTGGTTTTTATCTGTTACTGTTTTAAACATTGTATAATCAAGTTTGTTTTTTTTATGCCTATTTTCAAAGTTTATTTTTAATGCCTTCATTACTAATTCATATATTTCAGGTGTTGCTTCTTTTTGCCAGGTTGAACCATATTCAATATCTATAATAATTGATATTTGCTCTTTCATACTATTTGTTCTCCTTTTTAGGTTGGTTAAAAGACCATTGCAGAGGGTTAAAGCTCCAATGGTAGTTAGCTGATACTTTCTTACGCATAAGCTCTCCACACTCGCAACGGATCTCTGGCTTTTCGTTCATGCCATGTTCTACATCTAGTTTTTCTTTGTCGCATTTAGGGCAGTAGTAATCAAATCTCATCTCTTTTCCTCCAATATTCTTTAAGTTTATCCATATCTGGCTCTGGTGGTGGTACTGGGTCTGGTCTTACTTTAGGTATTTTTAGTGTTTCTATATTATACTTCCATTTAAGGCACTCAGCACATGTGCAGTAACGCCAGCTTCTGACAAAGTTTTGCGAATTAGAGTAGTGCTGTTCACCACACCAAGACATTTGCTTATATGGGTTTAGCTTATGAAATATCTTTTCCATATCTTACCTCCCAGTTTTACTCCTGCAAGATATTCCCATTATATCACAAAACTCTTGCTCTGATAAAATATCGTTACTGTCTGCCTTTTTATGGCATTTATCGTTACATAGATTATACACGCAGTTTCTAGGGTCATCTAGTAGGTCGCCGTATAATTTACGCCTCCAAGCTTTCTGTTTAAGTCGGTGATGCGTTGATACAAAAGTATAAGCACCACATTTAGAACATATACATAGCTTTGTTTTAGGATAGGTCATATATCTAACCAATCCTTAACATCATCTAAACTACGCCATATAGTATATTCATAGCCTAGTTTTTCTACTATTTTCTGGAACGCTATCTGTTCTATGCTTTGCTTGCCTTTATCTTTTTTTAGTTCTGCAAAAGCTATGGTATCAGGCATAACTACGATTAAATCACTCTGCCCTACAATGTAGCCCATTTTCTTATGGTGATTTATAAAGGCAAATCTTCTATGGTCGGTCTGTGAGAAGTACGCAAGCCCACTCATTACATCTGTGGATATAGCCATAATACCATTAGCTCTTAAAAGCTCTATAACCTGATATTGGAGACTATGCTCACTACCTTTAGTCTTTATAGCCTTAAATGGCTTACTCGTTGATTTTGGCTGTTTTTGTGGCTTTACGCCTGTATTAGTTTCGCACACAGAAGAAGAACATAGCAACCTGCCTTGCTTGGTAAAAGTAGCTTTGGATTTGCAGATAGGGCATAACATATCTTACTCCTCCTTAACTTTCTTTTCTGCTCTTAATAGCTCATCTATAATCAATTCACACCGTAGTTGTAGCTCTGGTATTAAGTCTTTCTTAACTACTTGCAGAGCATTTTTAATGATAATTATATCACTAAAATTAAGTTTTGGTCTAACCATTGGTAATGGCTTCATTTCTCTACCTCTTTACTCTCTGCTAGGAATTTCGTTGTTCGTTCAATTAAATTAGGTTGTAGGTCAACGTCCATGTGTTCTGATAAAAGTCTAACTGCCTCCGCCAGCCTTTCTTTAAGGTCTTTTACTTGCTGTTCAAGGTTAGCAATATGATTATACTGTCTTTTAACTACTCCACAATAAGGTGTATCTAAACAATGCTCTTTTAATACCTTGTCTGTTTCAAGCGGTGTCTGATCTTTGATAGGTGTCCAGTTTTCTACTTTTTCCATATCTTTGCATTTTCCTATTGGGTTATCACAAAATATATCGTCTTGATATTCACAATTCTCACAGCTTTTATCAGGTGTCTTGGGTTGCCAATCAGCATAGTTTTCTTGAATACATTGAACTCTTAACTCGTCGCTATTATGACAAGGTTCGTTACTCCACTTGCAAGTATCACAATTTCTCTCGTTACTACAAATTGACATATAATTTTC